CCTTACGGGGACCTCTGGAGCAGCGATGCTCTTTAAATTCCGAAAGGAGTCCAAGTTGATGAAGAAAGGACCTCGATATCGAGAAAAGAGGAGGCTTAATAAGCCTCTTCTTGTCGGTACAGAGTGGAACTATGTTCCACCTAAGCGTGAAACTCCAGACCCGGCTTATACTTTATCTAAGTATATCCGGCCTGCGAATTACACCGCCGCGGCTTCCACGTATTCCGAGCGTTGCTGGGATGAGATCCATAAAAGATCACATGCTGGCGACGGTCGGTTGGTCTATAAGACCGGTGGGCCGTTCTACGATATCAAGTCCGATAATCCCTGGTTCATACGACAGGCTGTCGACTCTTATAGGTCTGAGCCTTCAACTGCTGTCGGGTACCGATATGAAGGGGGTTTTGTCCCCGATTCATTTGGTCCCGACCAGCTTGGTTCCATTGATATGGAGCAAGCTGGGTTGTTATCGTATCTGAACAAAGGGGATGCTTCACCATACGGTTCGGAGGGTTGGGATAAAGCCCGTCCCTCTCCAGAGTCTACTAATCTCGCGCAGCAGCTCTATGAGCTTAAAGATCTGCCCGAGAGTATGAAGACAACAGCCAAAGGATTCTCCGATATCTGGAATGCCCTTGGTGGGCATCCGGTGGAGTTTGGTCCTAAGGCCGTGGCTGATCATTATCTCAACCACGTGTTTGGCTGGAAGCCGTTTCTAAAAGATCTGTCTGGCCTATACGATACGTATAAGGACCTTGATAACCGTGTCGCTCAAGTAAGACGCGACAACGGTAACTGGATCAAGAGACGGCGAACCGTAAAACGGGAAGTAGTTCGTGGTTCAGTTACCTATCAGAACATTCCACGTGTGTGGCCTGTTCTGAATGGGTTTCTTTACCGCTTTAAGGGCTCTCAATTCGGCTACACCAACTTCTATAAAGAAGAGGTTGATGATGTCTGGTTTGAGGGCTGTTTTAGCTACTACCTCCCTGCCTTTGATCCATCGCTTCGACGTTTTCCTCCAGGAGATCCTTCTCTTGGTGGAAGATTCGATGACTGGGTCCATGGTATGGCCCAGAAGGCAACTGTCCTCGGTGCGAGGTACAGTCCAGCGTTGGTATACAAAGTGATGCCTTGGACGTGGCTAGGAGATTGGTTCCATAATGGGTCGCATATGGTTAATAACCTTAGCGCCCAGTTAACGGACAACCTCGTAGCCAAGTACGCTTTCATCATGCGCCATACCCAGCTGCGTGTTGTAAACGACACACAGCTGTGGACGGTGCGTGGTGACAAAAACATGTTTTGGTATCAAAATATTGAGACCAAACATCGTGAAAGCGCTTCTCCTTACGGTTTTAACCTTGCTTGGCCTGAATTTACGCCAAGCAAACTCGCGATTCTTGCTGCACTGGGTATTTCCCGGTACACCTGAATCGTTGTCACTACAACTTCTAACGGTTGTACGACCTGGAGAATCGTGCATGAAGTTGTAGCTAACTCCATAACTCTAAGGAGTCAACTACGTGTTCACCGATCCACAATCAGTTACCCGTAACTCTGTAGCGATTTCGCTAGCTAAGACGAAGGTAGGCGATTTGAATTCGTTCTACCAGTCCGCTGACGGCAACTATACGTTGACGATCAGCCACCAAGAGACGAACTCTCAGCGAGTTCGCACTCTGGTTAAGCTAACGGAACGCAAGGTCGTGACCGATCCGCTTTCTACAGCGAACGATTACGATACTTGCCAGTTTCAGATGACGATTGATCGACCTTTGGTCGGTTGGTCGGCAACTGAGATCGGCTACATGGTCACAGCCCTTACTGGGCTTGTGAACGGTACCGGCGTCGTGGCAAAGCTTTACGGCGAAGAGTCGTAAACTTTGTCTATTCGTCACCAATACATTTGTATTGGTACCGTGGGTGTTGATTGGTCAGCACCTTCTGGTGCTGATACAGGTGTATGCGTAGCTGGACCTTTGACCCCTACATGATAGGAGGCAAAGTGAAAAGCCACGAAAGTGACCTTCTTGAGTTGGTGGAAGTCGTTTATTACGACGCAACCACCAGGTGCATCGCTGATTTCTCCGATTTACGTGACCTTGAAACTATAAGGTCACGGGTCAAACTTGAAGGGTTGTCGTTTTTGACGATTACCCTGCCCAATTTTTGTAAGGACTTCGAAAGAAGCCTTGCTCTTGGGCATGTAGACCCAACATTCTTCCGAAATTTCGGTAAGAATGGACGAATCCCTGCTTTTCTGCAAGGTATCGTCGGTCTCGTGTTTGACCGGGAGACTGGAAGACTTAAAAACGATGAATCCCCTAATCTTGTCGCGAGAGCTGTTGAAGCTACCAGGCAGATATGTCTGGTCTTCAAGAAACTCTCGCTTACGTGCACACCCAAGCGGGTGCGTGCGGCGATCAAGGGCTTCGTTTCTACGGAGCACGACCTCGCTGCGTTTGATCCATCAATTGATGATTGTCACAGGTTTAAATCTGTGGCTCATCTTTTGTGGGCTGGCGTTATCTCTAACATTAAAGTTAGCGATTGTCGGCCTGTACATGGACCTGGACAGACTGCCGAGCGTATTGTCGGAAACGGCAAATACGTTTGGCAATCTTGGCACGATCGTCTCGATATTTACTTCCCTCTCATCGATAACGGGTACCCTATTGGGTGTAACCCTTTATCGGAAGAGGAAATCGAGTTAGTTACGATCGTACCCCCGGCTCAGGAGTTGCCCGTAAGGGTAACTCCTGTTCCGAAAACGCAGAAAGGCCCACGCATCATTGCTATTGAACCTTGCTGTATGCAATATGCACAGCAAGCCATTCGCGGTCCTCTGTATGAGCACCTCGAAAGGTCTCGGATAGTCGGCGGACACGTGAACTTCACGGATCAGTCGATTAATCGGGAGTTGGCATTGAGGGCGTCTTGCGACGGTCAATTGGCAACAATTGATCTATCCGAAGCTAGTGATCGTGTTCCACACGGTCTCGCGCTAAGTATGTTCGATAGTAATCCCGATCTTCGGGATGCTATCGACTCTTGTCGCTCGACGCATGCAACTCTTCCCGATGGTTCCAGAATAGGACCACTGTTGAAGTTTGCATCGATGGGTAGTGCTCTCTGTTTCCCAGTAGAGTCAATGTATTTCTACACTATCTGTGTAGTGGCTCTGCTGGAGATTCAGAAGCTTCCAGTAACTAAGCGCAACGTTTCTAACGTTGCTCGCTTGGTTTATGTTTACGGGGATGATATTCTTGTCCCCAGTAAACAAGCGGTTAAGATTCTCGATTACCTGCAGAAATACAACTGCAAGGTAAATATACCCAAATCCTTCTGGAGTGGTAAATTCCGGGAGTCTTGTGGTATGGATGCATATGACGGTTATGAGGTCACACCGACCTATATTCGCCATTTGCCCCCTGAGAATCTGCAGCAGACATCTACGATAATATCGTGGGTCAAGAGTGCCGGCCTATTTTATAGGCGCGGTTTTTTCAAGACTGCCGACCTTCTTTACAGGAAGGTTGAACGACTTATCGGTACTTTACCGATAGTCCACGATTCTTCACAGATGCTTGGCCGCATCCTTTACCTGCCTAATTGTTACCCATCAGTACGAGACCTTACCAGAGATGGCAAGATCAAGGTCCGATGGAACAAAAAATACCAACGCCTTGAAGTAAAAGCGTGGGTGGCAGCTCCAGTTTATCGCGCTGATAAATTGGATGGATGGGCTGCGCTCCAGAAGTCTTTGTCAAAGCTCACTTCTCTTGTTTCTCTTGAGGAGGAGCGTGACAAGCTTCATTTGGAGCGCACTGCACGGTACGGCGCCGTTGCACTACAACGCCGTTGGGTTCCTACTACCTAGTAGGGGCGGTGGGCTATGCCCATTAGCGGAGATTCCTGACCTTACATCCATACTTTGGACTTCCGGCGAGTGGCGCGGCGAGCTTTGTGCTTGCTCGCCGCTTGTCGGCCCAAAGTCACTGGGGG